AATGCGTTCAGCCGGATTGGCAAAGTAATCAGTGCCCAGATCTTTTGTAAGACTGATCTGCACTGCATCCTTGATCAGCTTTTCTACAGGATCAAAGTCACCTTTTTCCAACAGATCTGCTGCTTTTAAAATAGCCCGTTCCAGCTCTTGACGCTTGGTAAATGATTCAAACTCATTCATGAACCATTCGTAATGTCCTTCGTTCAAGTCCGGCACTGCGGCCAGCTTGACTCCTGTGGTGGCTGAGATTTGTAAACGATCCGGCATTGTTTTATGATTTGCAGTGTGCTCTTTGATGAATGCTGCTGCAGGTCTCAGACTCTTGTCAAAGTTCTCAGGATTATAAATGTTCTGTATCCGCACATAGCTGGAAGCATCTTCCAGCATCATTTCCAGGAACAATCGCTGGACTTCAATACCATATTCTTTAAGCATCTATCTCTCTTAGTTTGTTGATCTTCTTTTCAAGTTGACGTTTCTTCAACTCAATTTTTATCTTGCTTGTTTCTCTTGCTTGCATGATAGTTAGCAAGGCGGGCAACTTACCGTACAGCTTCACTGCATCGTTGATATCTTTAACTGTGTCAGGCCAATCCGGAATACTTACTGCCCATCCTAGTTCTACTGCTCTGTCGATTAAGTTAAGCCCGGCTCGATCGTGATCCGGCACCACTGTGACTTCGCGTCCTAAATTACGAATTACTCGTACTTGTGCATCGCTTATTTCATTATGCATCACAGCTACGCCACTGATACACAGCGCATCAAATATGCCTTCTGTCACTATCACATGCTGCCAGCCGGGCTGCTGTAGATCTGTTCCGAACACATATCCCAGTTGGAAATCGTTAATGTAGCGTGGGCTACGATCATCTAGGAATCTTATTGTACTGCCTACTACTTGATTGTTGTATGTAAACGGAACAACTACTCCGGGTCTGCCAGAAGCTGAATCCGCAATCATCAACGGATAATCCTCGGGCACATGTCTACTTCTAAGATAATCCCAGTGCAGCGGGCTATCGGGTGTTACAAAATCTACAAAGTTTGGCAAGTCGGCTTCGTTGAATGTGACCGGAGTATTATGATCCCATAATGGTTTGCGATCTTCAAGGATACCTTCCACACTACGGTGACGCATACTTTCAAGATTGATTAGATTAATGTCCGTTTCGGGAACACCTATCCACTCTAGAAAACACTTTGCTTTGTATCCAATATTACGACCCAGGATGAAACTAGCAGTGAATCGGCAGTTGAAGCAATGGTAACTCCATCCTTGATCAGAAAGCTTAATGCCGCCACGACCCCTGCGATCTGCTGTGGACCCATTGTGTACACAGCAAGGCGCGTTGAATGATAGCCATCCAGAACTCGACTGTTTTCGTTTGCTTGGTAAGAATGCTAACACATCGATCATGTTGTATTATAACATGTCTTGCACTGAAAATCAACTTGTTTTGGATTACCGATACAACAAGTTGACCACATGTCCTGTAGATATAATGACCTGAGCTGACTGCATAGTCGGCGGTGCTGGACGGTATCCGGATCCACCACTGATCAAGTTAAATCCAGTTATTGATCCATTGGCTATGGTAGCAGTGGCCACAGCACCGGCACCTTCACCAGCAAATTCGATCAATGGCGCAGCAAGATAGCCTGTTCCTGGATTCAACAATGTTATCCCAGTGACAACTCCGTTGACAACAGTTGCATTGGCCGTTGCCGGTGTACCGAATGCTTGCACATTAAGCCCAGTTGTGTATACACTGTTGTTAAAGCACAATCTAAGCAGTGGATGCCATCCGATGATGTTGATATAAATGGTTTCGGTACTGTTCAAGTACTGGGTAGATTCAGTTACATTGTACCAAATACTTTGATAGTTTTCTGCTGCCTGCGCCTTGATAGTTCCTGTATATCCGACCAAGTCCAACTGCACAGTGGTAATGCTGCCCCGTGGTTCAATAAAACTGCTGTAAAATTCCGTAGATTGGTATGGGCTGCTAGAATTGAGCTGACCGCCTGCATTCAATGCCCAATCTGGATATACCGATCTGCCGGTGCCGCCATAGCTGTCAAGTGCAGTTACTCGATCCATGGGAATCGTCAAGTTGGTGCTGTGCACAAACTCTGGATACACACTGTCCACTATGTCACACGGTGCACGACCGCCTGAATCTGCGTCAGTAAACACTGCTTCGATCAAGTTTCCACTGGCTCGTGCAATGCTGTATCCGGCGGGCTGGGCAGTTACCAATGCAAGGTCAGCGGGTGATAATGTTACTTTGGCGCGGCCGTATGCAGCGTTGATAATGACCATGTCCTTTTCGATCAGCAATGCATCGCCATTTTGGCTGACTACTCTGAATGTCAAAGTGCTGCCTGTGATGTTTACAGGTTTTTCGTCTTGATTGATAAACTCAAACAAGACTACATTATCAACACCTTTGTTGATTGTTAGTTTTTTAGCGTACACAGGATTATACCTCAGATTGAAATAAGCACCACTGGTGTCGGGAGTTAAAACTCTAATTACTTGTTGGTAAAGATAAACAGTGGTTGAATACATATGCTGTATTTATCGACACTGCAATCGTGCAGCTAACCTTTAAAACCTGAGCCGGAAACTAAAGTATAAATATCCAGATGGGCAATGATATCTTCACAAAATTAAGCGAACAATACCCCTTTATCACATTGTGTGTATATGCCTCCACGGAATATGTGGGGATTGTGCAGAATCAAGATGTCACTGTTACTACCATTTACGACTTTGGTAGCATACACGATCCATTGATGAAACAACAATTTTTAGCATTGGCCTACACTTGGTGGTGGGAAAGTAATCGTAGCATTCCTATCAACATCTTCCTTAAAAAAGACTGGGACATCTTTAAACCTTGCTTACGCACATTTGCCAATAAAGATCTCGAAATACTACACGGCCCTGTATGCAGTCTAGCTGACATTGCTCTTAAAAAGGGCAAGCGAAAATCAATTACTCTTGTTCGACGGATGGAGTAAGTAGATTCATATGCAACGCTACCAATGCTGCATATGAAATTGCATGGCTATGTTTAAATGTATAGCCTTTAGATTCATCGCCGTCCCACACTGTTTCAAACACCGTATTCCACGGTTGTCTCTGTAAGTGTGCCTTGCCCGGGCGAATAATACTGATAAACGCTGCCATCCTGGGAATACTGTCGGGCTTCATTTCTTTCAGCAAGTCTGTATAGTTGCCAATGTGTACCAACTGACTTGTCCATGTTGAATCTGTCCATAGTTTTGACCAGTCGGGTTCTTGTGCCACTGCTGTTGCATAGTGCTCGGGACTGGTGATCAACTGATACACACTCATGTTCAACAAGTCAATTTTAAAGTATCCCAATTCTTCAGCAAGCTCGTAATCCACTGCGGCACATTGATTGAGTGGATCTTGCGGAATATTTGTTACATAAACTCCAGAGTTATGCCTACGAACTTGACCTTGGTGTAACTGGCGTGCAGGAGTATGCCGGATCAATTCAAGTATTTGTTTACGATCTGCAAAATCGATGTCAATATCCGCGCTCATAATTGGTTAATTATATTTTCAAAGTTTTTAAATTCTCGAGTTGCAATGTTACCGAGATTGAGAAAATTATTTTGATTTTTTAATTGAATTTCCATTAATTGTAAACGATGAGTTTTCCAATCAAACTTACCAAGATCAACACACAATTTAACAATTGCCTCCATTCTGCTTTTATAATCTATTATAGAATCATAACTCTCATCCCAAAGTGTGTCATATGTAGTAAATCCCAATTGTTTCAGTTTGCTAAGAAAATTTGGTGTTGTTACTGTAATAAACGGCATGCCGGTCACCAAGGACTTTATTGTTTTTTCAGTTAAGAAAAAATTATCCTCATAATCTATGTCTGTTTCTACTACAATATTAAAATACGACTGATTATACATGGCCATTGGTAATGTCATGCTAACAGTATGATAATACTTTTCAAGTATTGAAGTATACGGATCAAATTCACCTTTTTTAAAACTTACCACATCGAGATGAGACGCAGCAACGCCAAGATTCTCTCCACTGTATTGTAAAATAAAATTATTATATGTAATTTTTTCTTTTAATAAATTTATAAAATAGTCTCTTTCTTTTCTAACATTTCCCACTGTGCTTGTAAAAATACAAGGTTTAGGATAGTCAAATTTATAAGATTTGTCAAGATACGAGCAAAATCTATTTGGACTAAGGTAAGTATCAGCCATATCAAATAGAAAAAATAGATGGTAGACAATAACGTAACTGATTCCAAAATCTGCAGTATTTTTCGACCAGCTGCCGTTTGAAAAAATTATATAATGTTTATTTTTGTTGTAGCTACGAAAATACGTATCGCTATGTAGACCTTCGGTTAAACAGTCAATTGCAATCAACGCCGACGTACTGTTATTGATATTATCGATCTCGGTGTAATGGAAAACAGGGATACCCTGAGAATCAATTTTTATCATTGAATCTTGAGAATCTTTATCATAAAACTTGTGATAATCTTTCCAAATTTGATATCTGGCAAGAAAACCAGTGACCAGTCCTGAAGAATTAATTAGTAATTTTTCCATTACCACCCTGCTTTCTGTAGTATTTCTTTGGCATATGCCAGATCCGTCGGGTAGTCGCGGAATCTCTTCTGCCAAAGATCAGCATCTATGTAGGGATACACAATGGCAACCTGCTCTGCTGTCAATTCGCTTAGGAATTTCTGACCAGACGCACTGTTGAAGATAACCCACGGACTGATACGACCTGTTGTCACGGCATACACCATTGTGTTGTTGCCGCCGTAGCGTAAACAATCCTGTGCAGGATGTCCTGTTTTTTCTGACCAATCAATGCCAAACTCCATTGCGCGGATCAATGCATCGCCTACATTTTCTACTCGCAAGTAAGAGATCAAGTATTCTGTGTACACAGCATCGTGACACCAATTGTCAATCTTCTTGTTCTGCTTCAGCACCCACTCCATAAAGCGAGCCGGGTTAATGGCCTTGATTGCCACACAGTAACGACCAAACTTTACAAATGCTTTGTAATAAGGACTGCTGGCAAAGTCTTCGAATGTCTTTAACTTGGCACTGCCCTGCGTCATTTCGTAAAACTTAATGTATGCCTGAAAACCCAACTCCACACCACGCTCGGACTTTTCTTGTCTGCGTCTGCGCGGTTCGCAGCTATGCACTGTCAAGCTGGTTTCTTTAACAAAAATCTTCTTACAAAATTGGCAGGTATAACTCATTTTTGTTTATATACTTAATTAAATAGTTATTCAAGGAAGTGTGTTCCCCGGGCATTGGGTGCCGGCATCCAGCCGGCAGATGCATATCCTCATGCTTGAATTTGACAGCTTGTGTTGTCTGCCACGGTATTGCAGCCCACTTTAATCCATGCACTATATTAACATGTTGAGCCAACTGTGTAAACCTCGGATTATCCAATCGGTCGTTGTAACCATCTTCGGGATTTCTAAAAATTACCACACTATGCCCTCGACCAATCAGATCATTGCACATACTCAGCAATTGATACATCAATTGCTCTAGATAGTCATCAATCCCGTACAGTTCTGCTTTTAATTTAAGTTCGATAAAATTCGTCGAATCATCAACAGTCCAGCAATCGTTAAAGTGTAATGCTGGATTGAAATTATTTTGTATACTAAGCCATTTGCCTTCAAACAAATCTTCTTCATGTGCTATAGGAAGTTCAGTACGTCCGAGAAATGTTAATCCCACTACGTACAAAGTTTTTTCCAAAGTTTGATATGAATCTTTCAACGTAGTGCGTATAATACGACTGTTGCAGGACCCGGGCAACGCTAGTGAGATTGCAGAATTGATATTTAATTGTTTAGCTAAATCTACATGGCCGTGGCCAGCAGCATAGCATTGCATATAGCTGCATCCGTTGACCAGTAATCTTGTCATTTTTTCTTTTCTTGACCTAACTGCTTGTTGTAGTCGTCGATTTCTTTTTTAGTAGTAATCGACGCCAACACAGCAATATCGTCGTCTTTCATGTGAGGATATATTTCGGACAATTGTTTACGGATACTGCTGGCACCGGGTTCTTTCTTCTTGGGAGCAATCCAGTTGTGTCTTGGTGTGCCCATGTCCGGGCTAACTGTGGTTGCACAGAGCCATTGCAGTTTGGGATGTTTTCCCATTGCAAAGAAGTTTTTGTTAAGACGCTCGTTGGTTGCAATAAGATAAAATTCTTGCAAGTCCCGAGATCCTTCCACTGCACTGCCCCATCGAATCATCAAGAAGGTCGAAAACTTCTTTCGTTCTTCGTCGGTCAGTTCATCGTAGAACGCACGATTCTTCAGATCAAACTGGCGCATCTCGTTGCCAATGCTTAACTTATCAATCATTACCAAGCCCGACTGTAGTCAACAATCTCGCAGTTGCGACTGATGTCTTTAACAAAGTAAACACACTCGGGTTTTGGTCCGTCGGAAATAGGAACGCATAACATTTGTCCATTCTTTAACTTGGGAGCATACCATGACACTTCATGATACACATCTACAATTTCAATAGTGGGAAAGCTTGGGCGGAAACTGCTCAGCGGGTTAAACTGAAATACTTTGAATCCGCGATCGTTGATACTGGTAAGTGGCAGCACTTCAAGGTCGCCTACTTCAGGTTCTCCGATCAGCACTTGCCAGTCCATTGGCATACGAATCTTGTGTTCCCCAATCTTCAGCACCAATGCAGGTGCATTGAAACTTTCAAGAAAGATCAACGGGATATAGTGATAGTCGGGGTCTTTGGGATCACTGTTGTCGAATATAGCAAATCGCATATCATCTACTTCTTCGGGAAGGTGGTCGAGATCAAAGTGTGTGTTGGTATCTAATTGTAAAATTCGCATATTGTTATTATAGCAGGATTAGTGTAAAATACAACCATTATTTCTAACGATTACTTTTTCCATTCTAGTTTTTCTTGTGAGAAAGGATAGTTGGCATCTCGATAGAATACTTTTCGTTTGGTCAAATGTCGTTTGGCAAATTTACAAGTACTGGTTATGTCCCAGATTTGGACGTGATCTTTGTCTTCTGCTTTTCTAATGCCGCGTCCAATACTTTGGATAACCCTGACAAAGCTCTTTCCGGGTTCCAAAAGAACAAGATTAAAAATCCTAGGAATATTAATACCCACAGCGGCCACACCATAAGTCGCCACAATAATCTTGCCAGTACTAGTTGCCACTTCGTCGTATTCATCTTGTCTTGCTCCTGCTTTGGTTGCACCCGATACAAACACTGCTCGGTCACCTAGTCGCTCGACCAATGCATGGCCTGCTGCTACTCGATCCACCAATACCAGTGTGTTGCCTGTGTTGTTTACATGCGTTACCAAGTCGGCAATGGCAGTAAGTCTAGTAGGCTCTTCCAGCAAGTACTTCAACTCGCTTTGATAATTTGCAAATTCAGCATGATCCACCAACTGTACAATATTCACATGACACTGTGCCAGTACTCCTCGATCTTGTAACTCGCTGGCACTGAGTTGATTGATGACCAACCCAAGACTGCACTTCAATGCCTGAAACTCCGACGGCTCTTTTGGCACTGTGCCTGTCAACCCCCATCGAATTGGGATCTTGGCCATAACGCCAGTCAGCAATGATTTAAGTGCATCGGCTTTGGCCATGTGTACTTCGTCCACAATTACACAAACTACATCTTCGATAAAATCAGTAATTGTAAAGTCGGCAATGCCACTCTTGGTGTTTTTCATCAGCACGTTTAAACTTTGCCAAGTACAGATGGTATGTGTACGTCCAATCTCTTTACGATCACCAAAATATACACCAACATCCAGGCCGAGATTGATATAGTCTGCTTCTGTTTGTGTGACCAAACTCTTGTTCGGAACAATCACAATACTACGACCATATGGTTCCACACTGAGACTCAACGAAGCAGTGATCAATGTTTTGCCTGCACCTGTTGCAATTTCCTGAATACATTGTGGATTGGCCAGGAACATGTTGATAATTTCAACTTGGTAGTCCCGCAACACCACGGGCTGACCTGCAATGGGATGTGTCTTGGGCCATAACTTGTGTGCAAATGAATCTTCTGCAAGCTGAATAAAATCAAACACTGTGGAATATTCACGCTGATCATTTAACTGTATATCGTAATTGAACTTTTCCAGAATAGGAATAATTTCAGGCAGCAAGTTCACATAAGTGCTGCCTCCCAGTTGGAAGTAACTGATCTTGCCGTCCCATCTACCAAGCCGCACGGCGGGCAAATATCTTGCACCCGGCACTTCGTACTTGAATGCATTGACCAGTGCTTTGCGAGCATCCAGTTCAAGACCTTCGATTTTAATGTTGACTTCGTCTTTGATTACTATTGTTGCTGTTTTCATGACTTATATATAATCTTATTCATGTCGGTAGTTGTTTTTGGAAAGTCATTTAGTCCGTCGCATTGTATTTCGTACCCGTGCAATTTAAAATAGTATTGTATATACGATTCGTCAAATATAGTTTGTGAAGGGCATGATAGGTTGTCTGCTCCGCTGATAGTATCCATTACCCATTTTTCGCAATTTAATTGCGAGTTGTGAAATATTTGAGCATTTAAAAACTTACTATGATTCTTTAATATTGTGTCGTCGTCTACTGTTAGTTTTAATTGTAGAGCATTACTAATCAGTTGTATAGTTTTTAGATAATCTGTAAAAATATTTTGTGTAGTAACTTGTAATACAGCAGGAATGTTATTATAGGCAGCAAAAGAATATCCGCTGGCAGCACTGTCAGCTATCCACATTGAAAAAAACTCTCTGAGCATCCATAATGGAACATTCTCGTCAAAGTGTCCGCTGTAATTCCAGTGATTAGTTAATTTACTATTGATTTCTTCTATAGGAAAATGTCCAAGTATGTAGGTAACCAACTCTCCGAGATTTTGTTTGACAAATTGATTATTAAAATAGTCTAACCAATGATCTTTATCAGGAAGAATAGTTATAATACTGTCGGGCAATTCAAAAGTCTGGTTACTTCCCAGGTGCCCGAGGTATATCAATCCTGTTACGCCGTTACTCCGTATTATGTGACTACTACCACTTGCGTCAAAATCAAAGTTGTCAACTTGATTGGTATTTAATTCTGTATAGTTAAATATGCATCGTGTTAAATATGAGCCGTAGCAGCCAGGAGGAAAACAAACTTTAATCATGTGTGTTATAGTATAACATACTTGACTTACAATGTCAAAAAAACAGGCACTGTTTTATCAATGCCTGTATAAAAATAGCCACCCTAAAAGTTATGCCACGCGCATACAAGTGGTTTCTGCTAAACGCTTCCAGTTAGTAGCCGACAGTTTGCGCAAATCTGCAATTTTCAAAGCCATACGCAAGCTCATCTCACGCAGACGATTCTGATTCGTATCCATAAAAGAAATGATATCGGCTTGTGTTTCTGTATCAAACTCGTAGTCTGCAAACAGAACTCCATCTGTTGCGATCTGTTTGATACGCAAAATCTTGTCGCGCATTGTGTCCAGTGTCAAATCCAAGTAATGGCAGCGACTTTGCAGTGCATCCAAGTGATCCCGCAATTTCTGCGATTTCATTTTGTCAAACTTCAAGTTGGTGATAAAAATTACACTGCCCTTGAACTCGAAACGCTCCGGGATACCTTCGCGGCGCAGAGCACTGCTTTCACTCAACCACGAAATAACACGCTTCTTACCCGAGTCCAGTGCACCTTTGAGCAAGTTCAGTGCAACATCGTCCAGCAAGATACTGTCGCAGTCATCAAACACGATGATGCAGTTGGCATCAGAGAACTTGTACAGTGTTTGATACAAGCCAATTGGAGTAGCACTGCCCTTGACAACTTCTGCTCGCAGACGCTTGCCTGCCAGTGTGTCAAACAAGCAAGATTTTTCAATCTCTTGCTCGACACCAAAGGATTTACCAATGCCAGGCGGGCCGCTGACAATCATTGCACGGATATCACCCGAGATGGTTGCTTTGGTCATCTCGGTAAGAATATCAAAACGCTCGCGAATACGATCAATTGCTTCTGCTTCTGTTTCGATTGCCTCGGGTTCTACTGAGTTTGCTGTTGCCAATGGTTGTTGTTCCAATTGCTCTCCTGTTACATATTCAAAATCTTCAATAGCATCCACACGGATGCGCACTGTGGTAAATTCTGGGCCAAAGTAACCAGCTGAGTCAACTGTGATGTAGCCACCTTTGACTCCAGTTTGGTAGCCTTTTACCAGGGCAAAGTTGACATTGCTAATAGCACGATTACGGTAAGTACCATTTTTAATACGCACAACATTCATCACAACATCCTTTTTACTGTTTAAGCATTAATTATACGACAAATGGGATTATTCGTCAACATTTCTTTTTGTTGTTTTTAAGCAACAAAATCGTACGAGAACCCATTGGCAGGTGTGTACTGATTCACCGAAACTGCATTTTGCCCAAACTCTTTACTCAGTGCCTGATATATACTATGCCCCACAGTATCGGAAGCATCTTCGACAAACAATGTACCATAAACAAACTCGGCATTTCCGTTGATCAACAGTGGCGTAACGATATTAATTACTTTGGTTTCGAAATTCATATTAATCCCACCTCTTTTTGCCGCCAAACTGCTCATTATAATCATAGCCTGCATGATATGCTTCTACTTCATCCGGAGTTAAATCATAATTGGGAGTATGGCCATATACTCCGCCCGAGCCGCCGATGTGCGGCAAACGATCGCGGCTATACCAACTGTCGGCACTGCCGCGATCAAATGAATTACCGTGGTATTTCACATACTGTTTACCGTCGAACACCACTGTGGTGTTTAGCTCATCAAACATATCAACTCCGGTTGCTGTTTAAGTATTAATTATAGCAGTTTGGGCATTCGGGGTCAACCGGTAAATGCAGCATGTTCGTCATATGACAAGAACATGTCGGTCTGTGGGTTGAGATACTTGCCTTCTTTGTTGCAGTAATACAACACACGATTACCGTCGTAAAAGAACGGACCTTCGAGCCCTGTGCGTGTCTCGAATTGCTCACGGAACTCTGGCGTTACATTGATTACACGATATCCCATTGTCTGCTCCGTTTGCTGTTTAAGTATTAATTATAGCAGTTTGGGCATTTTGGGTCAACCGTAAAAAAACCCTACATAAAGCAGGGTTTTAGAGTGAAAATAAGCACTTATTATGCAGCTACATTGCCCAGTGCAACAGTGAAATCGCATGACATTGTACTGCCTGCTAGTATTTCAATAGTCCATTGACCTGCGCCGCCAGTGGTTCTATCTTCTGCCATTGCTACGCCGTCGATGAATACACTGCTACGAGAATCGGTGCTAGCGGAAGAGTTGACCGGT